GAGATCTGAGCATGAACAGACTTAATACTGTCCAAAATACTACATACCATCCATTCATAAGTTATGCGAAGTTAAGAGCAATTGTAACACGATCTCCTTCAAATGTCGAGGGGGGAACTGCGTGTTCTATGTTTGATCGAAATATAATTAGCGTTCTTTCCATAGGAGGACCTATTATATTACGCATTTGTAATTCTGTATTGCGTACTATATTCTTAGGAGGGAGCATACATGTTGCTTCTGGTCTTTTAAATGTTGTACCAGGTGCACCTTTGGGTACTTTGGCAAAATATATTGCGGAGAATATACTATTACAATGGGTATGAAACTCTTGATATCTTCCACTAGTGTAAACATTGTACCATGATTCCGTACAATTATATTGTGCTTCACTCCCATATGCTCTAGCAAAGTCAACCACACACTCCTCTGCTCTTTTAGTGAGGGTTTGCATTTCCAAATAGTCATTTAGATCACTAATATGAAAACAATTATCAGGAGAAAACTCTCCACTCATCCAATCTGATGTATTACCCGCACCAAATATTCCTTGCAGTTCATATACCTTATCAAGTAACTTATCATTCTCTTCTTCTGTGAGAATATCAGGCATGGCATATAAACCAATCGGGAATACAAACTGTATATTATTAAAGTTTGCGTAATCACCTTGTGTATGTGGTGTAGGATTATCTGTTAGTTGTGATATAGGGATTCTAATGTTATTCTTCATCTTCTTTTTTCAAGTCAAATACTAATAATTCGTCACCTGATTGTACATCTTTCATCTCAGGATGCACTATCCTCCGTGGTTTCTTCACATCTTCAAGGAGTGATCCTGTCATCTTCCACATAAATGCGAACGTTGCACCTGTTATTGATGCAAACATAATACCAAATATGAATATGGTTACGTCATTCATAGGTCTTCTAGTCTAGGTTCTACCCAATGTTCTGAGTTATCAATTCCTGCTGCCTTAACATAACGCATGATGTGATCATCTATCTGATGATATATGGGATGTAGATCTAAATCCATATTAATATCATGTGCTATCTGTGCCACTTGACTTTCAGTTAAGCAGTGGTCTGGATGCAACAAATCACAGGTTGGAATCCTGTGTTCTATTAATTCATTAAGATTAAGTCTAATTTCGTAGTCTCTATATACTGGCATGATTGTCTATTGAAAGGGGTCAGAGACCCCTTGTGGGGTCTTAAACGTACTTGGTAGGTAATGTTGATCTGTCGTAAAGATAACCACCTGACCATGTGCAGTTTATTGGATTAAGGATGTACTCTCTGTCCTTGATGATACGTAAGTCCCATCTTACTGGATACTTACCTGTCTTTGTTGGTGCATTATAACCTGCAGGCATATACACCTCACCTGTCTTCTTATCTATAAATGCATGAACACTGCTGTCCTTGTACTCTGTCTCGTGTCTGCCAAACTCTTGCATAACGATCTTGATGTACTTACGTCCTGTGTATGCAACAAATCTGTTTAGGTTAGCAGTACCAAACTGGATCTTGTCTAGTTGCTCTTCATGATACTCTGAATAGTGCATCTCATCCGCAAGAGATCTCTCATGCATTCTGATGCTGTCATGCTTATAATTTAGATCAAGTGCGTTACAAAGATCTTTAGCCCAACCTTGTACTCTTTCTTCGAGTGTTGCAGGTGCGGTTGCTACTGTCATGTGTCTCCTGTTGTTTATACTATTATTATAGTATAATATCTGCGGATATGCAAGCTATTGTGACACTAATTTAATCGTCCCAATCATCATCCCAGTCCATTTCCTCCTCTTCACCATACATTAACTCATAACTCTCCGCATCCTCTTCATCAAAGTGATTGATATGCCACTGTAATACACGATGTCCAGTTAGACTAGCGAATGTTATGGTACTATCTCCCTCATTCATAGCAAACCCACGCTTCAACCACTCCGTTAGTTCATGCTCTGGGTATGCTGCTAACATCAAATCGAGTAACTCCTCGAACCTATCACGTTCAAGATGCTTATATTCTAGCGGAGGATGATCCAAATGATCTTGCCATACTGGTGTCCTTCCGTCTTCTATGAACATCATCTATCAAACACCTCAATGTCATTAGATAACCATTGATGACAATAGTTGATAAACTCCTCCTCTAGTGACATAGGTTCTTTCATAAACTCTATCAGGTAACCTGGTTTCTCAAATTCTAACACATCAAATTCAGATTTGGCAACTGTTGGTGACCCTTCCTTGATATTCTGCTCACCGAACTTGCAATTCTGCGTAGGTACGAGTATGGACTGTGGAGATAGTGGCATAAACATAGTACTTCCTGAGCATTTATGCACTAACCTACGCAATAAAGGTATCTGATCCGCATCTGGATCAGCACCAATACAGATAGCAGCCGCATTATCAGTTAATGCTGTGAACCTAGTCATCCCAGATACACGAAAACTGAGGTTAGCACCAGGTCTATACCTCAGATACTGCGGGTATCTTGCTGTCTCACTCATCCATATACCATTAGGAAACACTAAACACCTACTATGCATATAGAATCGAAGTACATAATCTACAGGAAAATCATCTTTCCGATCACTCCACATCTCCTTGACCATATCAACATGCTCTTGTTTGATATAGTGTCTGTATTCCTCTGGGTCATCCCCGAAGAACTTGAAACCTTTACCGCATCCTTTATGATATAGTACTGTGAGGTTCCCTAAGGAATCACTCAAAGTGTATTCACTCTGCATATTTTACCTATCTACAATTTCTATTAGACCTTCTTCTATCTGATTTAACCATGATTGCGTGAAGTGTGCAACATCTGGCTCCTCATTGATAAGGAACTCAAGTATTAATGTTGGTTCATCCACTGTTATCTGCACTGTATCTGGTTCCGAAATAGGAAATGGATAATGTGCGTACACCTTTTGCTTATGATAGTAGATATCTTTCATTGCTACTATTATACTACCACTTGGACTTGGTGTAAAGCTGTCGTGTTCATCTATAATATGTACCTTTCTGTTACATGCAGTCATGTCTTCCATACCTGAGCACGCAACCTGTCCTCCCTGTTCTTGACTGATAAGGCGATTGAGACCAGGAAAACGGAAATGAGTGTGTGAGTTGGCATGATATAACAATGAATAGTGTGCTGGTTTTAATGAGTCACTTCTCCATGTAGTACCAAATGATACTGTTCTATGATGTACTTGATATGTCTGACCACATTCCCGTATAATATCTTCGTAACTTGCAACCTTCCCGTTTGGATTGTTCTTTATATGTCCAGATACAATATCATCTTGTGTCTCAAGCATGATCTCCTTGACTGGATCAGGGTCATTACCAAATACTTTCTTACCTTTACGTGCATCATGACATGCAAATACACTAACACCAAACTGTGCTATTGATTTACCGAATGTGTACTGGGCAATTCGGCTATCCTGTGTGTTCGCAAGATTGTCCATACTACTCCTCTTCGGATAGTGCTTTGCTCAATGCCTCGAACTGTTCATCAAAGTCATCTTCACTGTACACATTTACAACTGTAGTTGCATTAAGAACTGGATTGGTATTTTGTATACTCTTCTTTCCCATTGCTTCCTTATGTTTCATCAATGCTTCCATGGGTACTGACTGTACCTGTCCAAGCATTTGACTGAGAACTAAAGTAGTTGAAGACATATCACACTCTTCTAACTTACCCTTCTCAACAGCAGAATATACTTGCTGTGCTATCTGAAACATTAATGGTTCTTCTGTTTCTGGTTTCAATGAATCGAGATCCAAATATAAAGGACCATACCATTCTTCATTCTTCAATGTCCCATCATTAAAGAAAACCTCAAAGGTTCTATCCTCTGGATTGTAATTTTCGCACTTGAATGTTGGTGCAACAGCAGCATCCATTCTAAATTGCGGATCTATGTCTTCTAAAGCCATTTTGTTTACCTATGTGTTAGTTGTTCCACCACGAATGTCGCCATCTCCCGATCCGACTTGCATGTATCTATGGTTGATGCCTTGGACTCCCCAACCTTTTGTACCACCGTTACCACCGTTAGTAGCATTCTGACCGTTCTGTCCTAGATTACCACCAGAACCTCCATTTTGTGATCCGCAGCCATTGCTGCCACCACCTCCACCACCGCCAGATTCCTGCCCGTATTGGCCACCATGTTTACCTTGACCGCCAGGATATCCTGCACCACCTCC